AGCATCAAGCTCGAACCCGGCAATTTCTGCGCCGGTCCTTTGGCGTCCGAATATAATCCCAACGGTCATTCAGAACCTCCCATCTGTTGGATGATTCTGCGTGATTCTTCATCAATAATACGTCTGCTGCTATCTTCCATTTCGCGTCGGATCTGCTCTCTTTGCTCTAGTGAAGTACCAGCGGGTATTTCAACATTTGGAGTGACATTGATTGTCACATTTGATTCTCCGCTCGCTTGATCACGGCGAACTCCGAACATACCCGGAGATAGATGAGCAGAAATCGGCGTTCTTGAGATACTTTCAGAATCACCGTTTGAGCCACTACTATCTGTCGGTGCAGGTAGAGCAGCGTGACTTGGAATCTCGTCAACCTCGGATCCGTCCGCTGCTCTTCCCGCTTCTAAATGTTGACGGCGTTCTCTGTCATCTGACGGTGTCGGAGCTGGAACAGCGTGATCTGGAATCTCGTCAACCTCGGATCCGTCCGCTGCTCTTCCCGCTTCTAAATGTTGACGGCGTTCTCTGTCTTCTTTGTCTTCACCTAGACCGACAAGACCTAATGCTGCTTCTTTCAAGTCAAGGATTGCGTATGCTAACTGCCTTACTTCCTCTATTCTATTACTGATAAAGTTGCCGATTGAGGTAAAAGCGCTTTCAAACACCTCCTCAAGATATTTTACTATGCCGCCCGCTTCTTCGATGCGATCAGAAAGATCAGCAAAACCGCCTTCGCCGCGTGTTAGCCAAAAATATAAGTCTTCCAAAATAACCGTTAAAAGAACAAGCAATCCTACGCCCGGAATTCTTCTCATTGCAGCACCTAATGCAGCAAAACCGCCTGAAGACATTAGTGCCGCACGGCCAATGCCAATAAGCCACCTTGCAATTTTCATGCCGATCAAAATCGTAAAGGCTCTAGTAAGCGCGCTGACAGTGTTTTCAAACCCGCCGAACGCACTCACAATTGGTGACATGATATTTGCGAGTTGACGGAAACCCCAGGCAACTCCCTCAAGCACTGTTCTTAAAAGTTTTACAAACTCTAAAAACCCGGACTCAATAGCTTCTCGATTTTTATAAATAAAATCACTGAATGATTCAACGATGTCAGTCATTATCGGCAGCATACCTGCGGCAAGTTCAGAGCCGATAGCTCTGACTTGAACGCCGAGTTCATTTAAAGCATCATTATATTCAGCAGACGATTCGATCAAATCATCGCTAATGTGACCGTCCAGATCTCGGAATTGATCTACTAGATCGCCAAGCTCTGCTTCGCCTGACCGGATAGCAGGTCCAAGATTTTCACCAATGCTGTCGCCGAGCACGTCAGAAGCGATACGCGCCGCTTCCATATCAGAACTCGATTCTTGCAATCTGTTTTGCAGCGCAACAATCGCTTGCTCTGCGTCAACATTTCCACGGCGAACATCGTCCATGGAAATTCCGAGTTCGGCGAATGTTCGCATCGCCGAGTCAGAACCTCGCATGGCTTCTCCCAAGGTTCTGTTAACGCCTTCAATAGCTGTACGGGCTTCCTGCGCTGACGCTTCACCAAGCTCACGTAGCGCATAAGTCAGTTCTTGGAATTTCTGGTTTGATAGATCTACACGATCTGCTGCTATGCCTAGATTCTCGGCATACTGAGCAGTCGCGTGCGCGGCGCCGATTGTAGCACCAGATAATAAGGTAAACGCACGTACAAGTCGGCGTGATGTTGTATAGACACGGTTCAACGACTGATCGTAACGCCTTGCCTGCGTCGTGTCAGCGTCAAAACCTAATCTTGTTACAAGTTCACGTACCTGCATTTATACGGCGCCGCTTTGTTTTGTTTCGTACGCGTGGAGTGCTTCTGAAAACTTCTTATGATCAAGAAGTGCGTTCATTTTTGCGATGTCATCGAGACACCACGATCGGTCAATTTCTTCGAGCGTTGCGACATTTTCAATAACTAGGCGCCAAACCGGCCACTCATCAGTCAATGTCTGATCAAGTTTGCCGGGAGTTGATGAACCCCCGGCATTCGACAACTCTCTTACCGCTCTTTTTGCTCGGTCGCTAGGCTCGAAGTAAGTGCTGCGAAAAAATTTCCGAAATTCACCTCAAGAACAGCTGAGAGTCCTTGAGCTAATTCACCGAAGTTTGCAGCGAAATGGCGATCAAATACGCTGCCATCAACGGGATCGTCATTGATTGATGTTTCCGAAAGCAGCAACAAAACAGTGTCTTCAACCGTTTCTTCATCTAGTTTGTCAACAAGCAAAGACGCGATCTTATCAAACGGGATAGACGAGATGTCTTTATTCATCACGCCTTCTTCGCCGGCAGTTGACACCAAAGCGCCGAGAGCTGGGCCGAGCAAACGACTTAACCGAGACTGAACTCTCAGTGCTTTACGACCGGGGAACGCTTGAATACGCCACAAATTGCCGTTAATCTCTCTTGTTTCCGTCTTGATAGCCATTAAATCCTCCTTGTCAGGTGTGGTTAAATGTTTCTAAGAATGTCAATCAATTCAGACTCGCCGATTTCGAACTGCCAAGTACCATAGATCTGCCACTCGTACTCCCCGATCTCTTTTGATCGGTCAACATCAGGTGGCTGCAAGATAAACGCTCCCGGAGAGTGTAGCAAGATCGGAGCGGAAACACCACGCTCTTTAACCGTGACGCTAAACACTCCGTCGCCTGTTTGCATATCCCGCTTCCGAAGATCACTCAAAACGTGGTTTGAGCTTGATGTTTGCGCGAGACTCAACGACAGTGTGCCGCGCCGATCGTTCGTCTTTGCTCGTGCGAAATGACCGTCAGCCCCGCTGTATGTCTGCCAATCTTGACTCTCTGCTGACCATTGAACAAAGCTACCGTCTGCGTAACCGGTTATCTGGTGCCCTGCAATAATAATGGCGACCGAGGCTGGGTCGTAAGAAACTGGTCTGCGTGACATTAGTTATGCCTCCTGCTTTTGCTTTTCTCGTTAAACAGTAACTGTTCCGCGGATTCGAACGCTGTGAATCGAGCCGGTTAGCTGTGCACTAAACTCAATTCCGGGGAAGTGACGATTAGCACGATCAGACTCGTCTTGTTCTGCGCCGTCAGGCACATCAACATCAAAGTCTTCAACGATGATATCGCGCTGTACAGCATCATCAAGTCGCGAACGAATGATGTCTTCAAGGATTTCACCGCCGCCGATGTACGGAATCTTCGGGGCGCTAGACAGCGCGGCAAAAACGTCTTCCGACATTCGTTGTTCGAGCCAATCAAGCCCTCGAATCACATCAATAAACACACCTAGCTCGCTTGTGTAGCCTTCATATGTAATTGCGTTGCCCGCTACGCTGATGTAGTGGTTGGCTCGCTTATCACGCAGCGCAGCACGCTCTGCAGAACTGAACGAATCAGTCGGAATACCGGAGAGTGACTTAAAGGCCCAAGTGGTCGCGCCGGGGTCTTCTGGAAGCTGTTTTCCAGCGAGTGCCGCGTCCGGGTATGCGCTAGCAGCTTGACTGTGATAGAAAAGCGCGGTTCGCGAAAGCGTCTTGTCTAGCAACTTCGATGCAATGTCGGTATCCGATTCGCCGTCCTTCACGTCACTGTCAGCCGTACGGGCGATATAGAGCTTGCCACGCGCTTCGATATTCTCGGCGATTTTTTCAATGTCGCTCGCCTCGGTGGTGTCAGCGATCAGACAGTACCAGTTGTCGTCAGTGTCAATCACCTTGCCGATGGCATCAGACCAAGTGTCCGCCTCATCCTTGATCGCGACCTTAAACGTGCTCATGCCAGAACTCTGACCGAAAGCGGCCTGTGCAGCTTGGTAAACATTGTCCTCAGAATCGAAATCTTCTTCGATTTCTTCAATGTCGCCGTAACTGCGAACGTCCCCAGCCGACATGTCAGAAGCTCCGGTTTCTTCAGTCAAAAATAGCGGCGTGCCGAAGCCCACCCGATCAACAACCGGGATTTCTCTGCTAATCTGAACATCTACGATCTCTGAAAGTGCCATTTATCCCTCCGATTCTTCTTTGACAGCGACGGTTTTTCCGTCCACAAAACCTGTCGCCTCGATTGACTCTATAATACCTAGTTTATCACACATTGCAGTTATAATGCCAAACCGTATATCAAGATTTGCTCGTCCCTGATACTCAACATCAAGCTGTAGCGGGTTGTCTTGCAACAACTCAACTCCACGAATAACAATACCAGTGTTTCTAAAAGAATCTTTCACGCTAGGCAAATCAAGTGATGCTCGCAAGACTCTTGCCCTGCGTAGTGCTTTACTTGGATCCGGTTCGTCTGCACGCTCGTGTACTTGAAAACTAACGGTTAAATCTGTATTTGACGCAACCCACGCATTTCCCTCGCTATCAATCTCAAATTGATTTTGTTTGTGAATGTTTTCAAAGCTCAAAATATTTACGCTTAGATACGGTCGTGGGGGACGTGGAGCGTTCGGATGTTTCCATATCGCCGTCAACCCAGTTTCTTTCTCTGACCACTTCCTGATTTCATCTAGATCTGGCTCAACGTATTTTCTATTCATTGTTCAGACTCCAGAACTGCAACTGACTTGCAATGCGGAATTATTGAATTTTGCCAATTCTGCACCGCTTCAATTACAAACATTTCGCCGTCTATTTCTACTCTATCCGCTTCAATGTTTTTATTATCGTCAGTCATTTTAAACGGAATGTCAGAGTAAATCGTATATGCGCGACGTTTTCTTTTACCACTTGGCAGTAACTCCATATCTTTTGGGTTTGTCGGCTGTACAGACGCTGTAATAGTTAATTCTTCGGCGTCCCCGCCTGACTGCCAAACCCCGTCAACATATCCCCCGCTAGGTTTTCTAAAAACGGATAATTGTCTACGAAATACACCAAACATAAAACATCACTCTTCTTGATTTCTTGTCCAACGGATTGATCTTCTCAAATCTCCTCGGTCGATCAACGGGTTGCTACTACCTTTCATCTCTATCGTTGATTCAGCATTCGGTGGATCAGTCAGCGCAGTCATAAAATCTTGTATCTGCCCTTGATGCTTCTCACCTAACAATCCCAACGCTTGATCAACACCAATATTTCCGAGCATTATTTGCTGCCAAAGACGGTCGGCAAATTGCTTTAAGTCTTGTCGGTGCTCATCAAAAGATGCGCGAATAAACGATCTCTCAGGTATATTATCAGTTCCGAATTCGTTTATAATAGCTATTGATATTAAATCAGTTCCATCGCTGTGTTGACCTGAATCCCCTAAAACACCAACACGGACTGATGCGTTTTTTGAACTCTCAACCCTTCTCTTTATGTCACGCCAGCCGCGATCTTTTTCTTCTACGCTGGATTTTTTCTTTGACATCACACTTTAATTGTCCGCGCTGACATTACCATCTGTTTGCGCAAACGAACCAATTCTGCGCCGTAGCTGGTCGTCTCAAGCTGTTGGTCGCCCATGGGGTTGACGCGACCGTACCCGATAGATAACTGCCCCTCGCGCACGTTGTTAACACCACCCGCCGTGCCCCGTCTTGCACTGATCGTCAATGTATGCGCGGCAAGCAAAGCAACAGCGTAATTTCTTTTGTCTCTGTATACATTTCCGGTCTGCTTTTCTGCAAGCTCAATATGAATCTCCCGAGCCGAAGAATCAGAATCTTTCAGCTCGGGAGCAATAGCGTCAAGTATGTCGATTGGCTTCAAACCCATTCTTACGCCGTTTTAGCCGCGGAATTGATTTTGTCTAGTTGCTGCTGAGCTGCCTCTGCAACAGTTTTTCTAGAATCTTTCGACAGTTCTTCCAGCCGCTTTACGTCATATGTTTCTTTGATTTCAGCAACTAAATCGCTTGCAGAAGGTCTGCCGGATTTAGAGCTTTTAACTTCTTGAACAATACCTTTTTCGATTTTTTCTGCAGCAATAGGGTGTTTTTGAATTCGTCTCCACGATTCTTGAGAAATCCGCTGCAAGCCGGGGCGGAGTTCCACCCCGGCCAGCTTGCGAAGTCTCGGCTCATTCAAACGAACTTTCACGCCGTCGGACATTAGATGCCCTCCCCGACTGCCTGGCTCAGCGGATAATATACGATTGTACCAGCGCAACGACTGTGACAAGGGACCACGAACTCCAGTCCGCGCTCCTGGACATGGAGCTGCTCAAACATCTGCGGCATCTCGAGAGTCAGTGCATCGGGATCGCGCCGGTATGCGATCATAATGTCACCGCTGAACGGATCCGAATCACCCAGCGCAGATGCCCGCTGATCTTCACTGAGCTCGTTCGACCACTCAAGTGATTCGATGAACGGGTTGTTGTTCAAGAAATATTGAGCGATCGTCGTATCAGTTCCGCTGTCAGCACGCGTAGTTGTGATCTTTGTGTACTGCTTGATCGGCAGCACTAAGGTATCGGGCTGTTCCGCGCCGTTAGTGCGATCAACAATCCCGTTTACAAGATCGTTCATGTCGCGCAAAATTTTCTCAGGCGTCTTCGTATCCCACTCAGTTGAATCTCCGGTGCCATCGTTCTCAACAGTTTCGCTCGGAATGTTCGCGTTAGTCAGCCAGCCTTGCAACCCATGCTCTTCATCGCCGTAGAACGCGATCCGGTTCCAAGCTTCTTGCTGAGCACGAGCAGCGGCGTTAGCTTTACGCTGCTCAAGAGGTTTAGCCGCCTGCTGCGCCGCACGGATTTCTTGCAGCGAATAGCCGTAGCTGTTCCCGATTGAGCGGATGCGAGCTACGAACTGTTTACCCTTCACGTCGCTGCGCGGCAAATCATCAGCGTAGTTCGCAACGATCTTCGCAAGTCCAGTCATGTCGTACTGCTCGTAGACAATCGACTCTGCTCCGGGCCCAGCGGTGTTACTGACAGGAATCAGCTCCATGGCCCGAAGAGGAGCACGAACAACATCGTATGTTTGCGCTTTTACATGCTCAAGCTCGCGTGCGAAAAACATTGATGCTGTTTCGCCGTCAGCTCTGATCCCGTTTTCATCAAGTGCTTTCCAGAGACTCATTCTTCTTACCCCTTTTTCTAAAGTCTAAATTCTGTTCGTCAGTTACGGCAAGCTGATTTCAACAGCAGCAAGTTCACCTGTGTCCGCAGATGTTCGAAATACCCCGGCTTCGATGTTGTCGTTACCATCTCCGTCATCTGATGCGTCAGTGAACTTACCGTAATCATCCGAGTCGCTTGTCACATCAACATACGCTGTGTCGCCAGCATCCACGTCTTCTGTGACTTCTACATAAACCACACCGCTGCGAAGAACACTTACAGTGTCGGTATCACGGTACATTGCACCATCGCTAAACTGCTCACCCATTTTTGCAGACATATCAATGTCTTGCATCTGAGCGTGGGTAAACAGCGAAACGCCTGCGAATGTTTGTGAGTCGTCACTCGGAACTTCTACAGCCGTCTGATCACTGTTGAAAACAACGCCTCGACCGAAATGAACGGTTCCATCCGCGGGGAAGCTCTCAACTCGGTCAGAGCCAAGATCAACTTTTTGACCCGGATGACCGATGTTCAGCTTGAATCCGTAGAGATCGCTATCTGTTTGTGCCATTATTGACTACCTCGTTTTTTGCAAATTACTTGTTTGCTGTCATTCCGCGGCTGTTCTTGTACGCATCTTTCAGCGCAGACATAACATCTTTGCGCTTGTCATGCTCAGAGTACCCGTCGTTAACAGGCTCACGCTTAACAGCCGTTTCACGCTGCTTGCTCATCGAATCAGCGTGTGCTTTATGAGTTTCAATCGCAGCATCGAACCGAGCTTGAACGTAGATATCGGATGCTTCGCTTAGATCTGCGCTATCGTGAACAGCCTTGACTACCGCCTCCCTGATCTCACGATCGCTCATGCCTTCAAAGTCTGCATCATCGCCGATAACCCGCGCAGCATTTCGCTCAAGCTCAACACGCTCACGCGCTGCTTGCTGGATTGCTTCATCACTTCGCTCTGTGCGGACCTTTTCAAGCTCGGCTAGAGCTTCATCAAGCTTGGCTTTTTGCTGCTCTGCATCTTGCTTTAGCTGATCTCGCTCGTTTTCAATCTCTTTGTACTGCTCGTCAAGTCGAGACAAATGTCGCTCAACTTCCGGTTGAACATCATATTCGATACCGTCGATTCGAACTGTCTTTGCTTTTTCGGACATTCCGTCACTCCTGTTTGTTTCGTTAATTGTTTCTGATTCTACCGCGACTGCATCACCGGAGTCAAGATTAATTCTTGCTTGTGATCCCGCGCGCGCACGTTCTACGACTGCAACGTGATTGCCGCGAATTGATCTCTGAACGGCGTCGTATTGTATACCTTCATACTCGCCTGTCTCGTTATCAACATCTGCAATGTAGCCGCCTGAAAGCTCGACTGCATCCCCTTTTTCGATTTGCTTAATCGCATCTTCATCAGTGATCGTTAGCGGCATGACGAGCCATTCACCATCAGGCCGAATGTTTTCGCCTACTAAACCAATGCTGAGTCTCTTAGCGTTTTCAGATGTGACTAATTTCTCGGAGGGATGACCTAAAGTAATCGGCGTGTTCTTGAAGCTGTTGATTGAGTCTTGTGAGAAGACTTCCGAGACTGGACGGTATTCACGGTGAACGCCGCCGTTACCATCTTGATACGACTGCACACCGACGCGCGCCACGCGAGCTTCGCCACGCAAGAACCCTTCTTCCGTTTTTTCGAAACGTAGAGGCTCTTCTGAAAAATCAATACGCAGTGCTTTTTCTTTCATAACCGTTTTCGTTTTGACTGTTTTGTGCACAACAACCTTCATTCTAACAAATTCGTTAGAAATAGTCAACACCTCTACTCAAGCGTTACATGTTACATCAGAGCGTTACATAAAAATTCGAGTAAAATCAATAAGATTACGTCGTTACATAGTTTTGCTCACTTACCCCCTTCCTCTACTCTTCTACATCAACTTTCACTTTTATAGAAAAATTATGTAACGATGTAATGTCATTGATTTTAAAGGATTTTTTATGTAACGCTTATGTAACGCTTTTGATAAACATTGCTATAAGTCCTTGATTTTACTCATATTACACTGTTACATCGCTTATGTAACAAATTCAGTCCAGATATATGAGATACTTACAGTAGCTTCGCTATCTCTAGACTGTAGTTTTAAAAGTCGTGGCGGGAGCTTTCCGTTCAATATTGAATACACGAGTTCTGACTGAAAAATCCCGGCCGACTGCGGACCGCGCTGCGCTGGCAAAAATGTTTCTTCAATAATTTCCTCGTTGCTAAGAGAGCCGCCCGGCTGCCCGTATTTTATAACAACCCCGCTTTCAACATCAGAACGCCCATCAAGCTTTGATATGTAAAAATCAGTCATTTCTCCGATGTCAAGCTCATCACTGTCAGCAACAACAACAGAAACATCGAGAGCCCTTGTTGTCGCGATGATCCTGTCGTAAATCCGAGCGGTTACTTGCTCACCTGGAGAAAACAGAATGTATGTTGGTTCATTTTCAGATACAGAAAACTTCTTACTGCCACGAAACGCTCTGCCATTCTCTACATTGTATGGAAAATCAGATAAAAGCTGATATTTTCTCCAGTGTGCAACATCTAGAGCTTTTTTGATCAAGTTGTTCATCACTCACTCTCTAGTTCTTCAAGTAAATCATCAACCATAGTTATTGCAACGCATCTACAATTAATCGGCTCCCCGGGGTGCTGACCATTAGTTAGAGCGGGCCCCTCATTCCACGAAAATATTTGTCCGTTAATTGCCTCATGAGCATCACGAACACGTTCATCTGCGCTTGTTCGCCATCGGTATTTCTCGACCCCAAGCTCTCGCTGTCGTTCACGCGTTATTTGTGCGTTAAGCTGCCCGCACTCTGTTCTCGCAATCCTCTCAGCGCGCCGATCACTAATACCGAAACGTTTCCTCAATTCTTTCTGAACTTCTTTGCTGCTACGACCAGACCGAATTGCACGGCTAACAGCATCTTGCGCCGCTTCGATTTCTTCATCAGCAAAGCGTGTGATAAACGCGCCGTTGCGCTCTTTCCAATCGTTCAGCTGCTCGCGCACTTTTTCTTCGTTGTAAAAATCGGGTTCAACGCCGAGAACCGCGCGAATCTGCTTTACTTGCTCTGATGTTGCACGTGAACCGACACGATCACCGATCACTGACATTTTTTCTTTTGCTTTATTCTCTGTTTCGCTCAACGCAAGCCGCGTAGAAACGAATAAATCTCTGATCGTGTCTGACCAACCGTCTTCACGTCTTTCGCTGTCTTCTCTTGTCCCTGCCTCTTCTAAAATCCCGTCTACTTCTGGAAATATGCGGTCACGAATTTCTCGCTCCATCGCACGCCGAACATCACGCAAAATAGCGCGGTACTCGCGGATTTCCTGTTCCGGCCGACGCGGGCGGGGCGGGGTCTTTCGCAAACCCCGGCGACCGCTCCTTTCTTTACGTTGCTTTGCACGTCTGATCAGTTCGCGCCGCGCGTTTGTGTTGCGGTCGTCATTCTTATGACGCATCTGGCTCAATTCCGTATTGTCTGACATACGCTTGTGCAGCTTCCGGCGTATTGAAAATACCGAAGTCTAGTCCGTTAATAGCAGTTCTCATAGCCCGCTCTTGCGTCTGACTTTTTTCATCTTCAGAAGTTTGCCATAAGGGATTGCATACAATTTTGCGATCGTCTGGTGCGCCGCCGTTCGCTACGTCGATCAAATACACTAATCTTTCAAGCGATGGAATAAGCTTGTCTTCTTGCTCACCAGAGATCCAGTCATACCAGTTTCGTATATCTGATTCTCCCGTCGAATTTTGACCCTCGGGGGCCCGGCCAAAAAGCTTTGTTTGTGGAATTCCAGAGCACGAACTAATATTATGCTTTAATTCTTGTAAAAGATTTTCAATGCCGCTCACACTTGATGCTTTCTTTTCGTATTGCTCTTCGTCCGCGTCAATCAGCAAAACGTTGAGCATAGAGCGAGACACGCCGAGGATTTCCAAGCGCTTCTTAACCACATCTTCCTGCCCCGAAGCGATCATGTCGGACAGGTTTTTCATGCTCAGAACCGGCAGGATAAAGTCGCGAATAATTGCAGACGTGCCACCCATCGCCTCGCCGTACCGGCCTAGCGCGCGGAACACAGGCTGCAACCGGGAATCGCCCCAGCCGTTGTTCTTTTGGCGGAGACGATCCGGCACATCTTCGCCGTCGAAGATCAGCAGACGTGATCGATGTACCGTGTACGGCACTCCGTACAGCGGGTGAATTCGCAGCCACTCAGCGCGCCCGAACCACCGTGATGCTGGGTCGGTGCTGATATGCGCCTGTGTCCAGCTCGTCTGCCACCGGTCGTAGACGATCAGGTCATTGACGCCGCGGATGGCGTTCTCGTTAAGCGGCTTCTCGAGGTCTGCCACGCCATCGTCCACGAGCATCACCATCACAGCGCCGCCGTAAAGTCCAGCCCATCGGAGTGCCTTGTTAAATTGCTGCTTGACCTGTAAGCCGCTCAGCTCCTGCTGCCGATCCTCGCCGCTGTCACCTTGAATACTGACCCACTCGCGCGTCATTTCCTCGGCAGGCAAGTCTACGATGCGACGCCCGATACCGTCCGCACGGTACACCGCCTCCACCTGCTCTCGCTGCAACTCGCGGTCGTGCTGCGGCGTAATGTGCTCAGACGGGTCGCGGCGTGTACCGTGAGAGCTTATGAGCGACGCCCAGCCATCTTCTTTAATGTCCACTTCACCCATTCCTCACTACTCCACGTTTTTCGTTTTTGTCACGGCGTTTTTTGTTTTTGATTTTTATTTTACTGCCGCGGCTTTCGCGATACTTTTGTTTTTGCTTGTCTACCATTGTGTCAAGTTCATCATGCCGCGTGATCTGCCTTGAATTGCTGGCGCCAATGCGTACCGAATCGCATCGATGTAGTGATTATGAGCATCATGCAGCACCGGCAAAATATCCCCGGTGCGCTGATCCACTTTATAACTATACAGTCTACTCTCTTTTATCGTCTCTTGACAATCGGGATGAATGACTATTTCCGTGAAACTGCGGAGAAACTTAATACCGTCTTCAACACTACCGGGCCATTTCTTTGCAGATTCAATGCGCGGTAATCCGTGTCTCTTTAAGTAACTTGTACACTCTTGTCTCGCATTATCTGCACGAATCACGTAACGATCAACTCCAGGCATAGCCTTTTTTATCATTTCTGCCGTATCATCAAGCTCAATACCTACCCCACCAGTTTCGCGACGCACCCACAGCCGATCATCGTGAATCCAACACTCTACTGCGGCTGTCGGGTCTTGTGCAAAACCGTAATCGAGTCCGTAATACGGCCCATCCCATTTCTTTTGCGTTTCAAACTCTGCTACACGCACTTTTCCAGCCAGTACTTGTGCTTCTGAGTTCTCTAAGTAATTGCCTTCCCAAATGTGCGAATATGTAGCGGGGTCCAACGTCTGTTTGTCTTTTTGCCGCTCTGACTCCAATGTTTCTGGAAACCACGGGTTGTCTGTATAATTGATTTCCGCTCCGACAGCGTTGTCTGGTTTCTCCTTAATGAACCGCCGGTCAGTCGGGCTGCCGTCGCGTTCCGGGTTCCACGTCAGCCAGCACTCGGATTTTTCTTCGCGAATTGTCGGTAGCAACTTGCGGTACGCAACTTCGCTCACCGGCTCTGCCTCATCAATCCAGCAAAGCAAGATTCGTGCCTTCGATTTTATGGAGTCCAGATTATGCCGTAAACCGGAGAACACGTAGCGAATATTGCCCGATTTGCTGCGAATGTACTTTTCGCCAATTTCATAAAAATCATCAAGCCAGTCAACAGAACGTATCGCTTGCTTGACTTCTTCCATCGATGATTCGTCAAGCGAGTTCTGAAACTCACGAGCGCACAATATAACTCCGCTTTCGCCACTCATCTCTAGTTCATAGCCGCGCACAGCAGTCATGAGAGCGAAAGTCCGCGTTTTAGCAGACCCCCGTCCGCCATACGCGAACCTGTACCTTACACTTCCGCGCGGCAGTGCGAAAACAGGAGCTAGCTTTTCAGGTATTTGTATCTGCGCTGTGCTCATGTTGCCGTTTTCGTTT